TAGCATATATGTCCAGCAATTTTTATAGACCTTATGAAAAAGACTTCTTTGCTAAAATAATTGAGACAATATTATTAATATATACTCCACCAGATATGTTTATTACAGAACGTCCATCAATAATTCTAAATTCTGTTCCTTTTAAAATAGATTAAAGATATAATCTATCTATATATTTTTCTTTAAGTAGTATGTAAAAAACTGATGAAACATAACAATAATATATAGTAATGGCTACAGATGTGCAATATCATCATTTTAATGATATGGAATTATCAGGATTGTTTGACTATAGGCACGGACAAATTATATTTATCAAATATTTCTTATTTATTAAGTTTAGCAACAAGATATACATAGATATCAAAGGTGTTGGTAGTGTCATTATGCCATTTGAAGACCTTGTAAAGAATAAGTTATTGAAGATGTATTATGAAATATCTCTGATGCTTATTGAGAATAAAAATATGGCAATAGAAAGGCTTGATAATAGAAGGTATTATTATGATTTTGTATATACAGAAAAAAGAGTGTGGTTTATAGATTGTGCATATTTTATTGAAGATTATGCAACAAAGACTAAATATATAGAAATTGACCATTATTGCTGCTACTATAATATCAACCCTTATGATTTGCCAAATATGCCAGTTTCTTCTAGAACACTTATTGATAAATTTACCTTTACATTCTTAGGATATGAAAGGCTATGCTACTTTCAATCAAAAATAAGTAATTATACTAACCTCTTTGTAGATTATCACGCGGCATTGATAGAAAAAGAACTAGACGAAATAACTGCATTCCAAGAGGACAAGATGAATATCATTAAGTTGCTTGTATTTTTTGAGAAAAAAGGAATGAACTGCGATATATTCTTAGTGATTTATAATAAACTGATTAGCATTGATGGAAATGCAAAGTATGCTCCGTATTTAATAGACTTATTTGACAATTCCGAGTTATCTTATGCAAAGAAGAAAGATATCGCTATCCAAATAATATGCAAATAAAAAATGTTCTAAAAAATAATATTATTACAAAAAATTGATTAACAATGATATAAAGTTATATCAAAGCCATAAACCTGTTATATCGCAAACCTTCCTGATATACCAAGTAAACCTTCAGTTTCGTCAAAGAGACCTCGCAAGACCTCGCGGTAGCAGCAGCATAAGATGCTCCAATACAAGTATCATTACCTGAAAGATATGGAGTTCTCAGGTGTATTTGACGCTTGCTTCAATCATGCAATCAGCGGCAACAACATCGTCTATCTTAAATATTTCTTATTCATCAAGTTCAGCGACCTGATTTACATCGATATCAAAGGTATAGGGAGTATCATTATACCATTTGAAGAACTTATGAAACACAAGTATTTAAAAATGTATTATGAGTTATCCATTCTACTTATAAAAAACAAAAATCAAGTCATCGAGAAAATATGCTGCGATAGTAGCTACAACGCGCAGCGCCGCAAGATTATCTACAATGAAGAGAGACATTGGTTTATTGATAGCGCCTATTTTATTGAAGACTTTGCTACAAGGGGTAAGAAGGTTGATACAGGCAAGTATTACTATTATTATGATATTGACCCAACTGATTTGAGAAATATGAAGGTTTCGAATGCAATGGATATCGCGATGTTTTTCGAAGTCCTCAAGATTAGGTATGGATATGAGCAAGGGCGTGGCTTAAATGATATGCTCGTTAATTATACAAATCTGATGCTCGAATACAACATCAAGATGATAGGCGAGGAGATTGAAGAAATCGCAATAAGCCAAGAAGACAATAAGAATATCATTAACCTTATTGCCCTTAATGATAAAAAAGGTATGAACGTCGATATATTTCGCATATTATATAGCAGTGTTATCAGCACTGAAGGACAGAAGAAGTTCGGCAAGTATGTAAAGTAATACGTAAAATACGTATTCTACGTAGAATGTATAGTATTATTATTTTTTATATTTAATAAATTGCATATTATTATAAAAAATGATTGCTTGATATGCATTGAATACCAAAGAGATTACAATGGAACTTTCAGGATTTATTGAGATGTCCAAGAATTTCAAATCGGGTTTGACTTCTGATTACAAAGAAATGATATTTGTCAAGTTTGATAACAAAGTATATATTATGATTACTAGCGTTGGGGACGTTATTATGCCTTTTGATGAACTTATGAAAAACAAGTATTTGAAGACATACTATGAATTATCCCTTATGGCTATTGGTAAGCCCAATATCGACAAGGATTATTATGGAACTGAGAACCCTGATTATATTCCTAAAAAGTATGAAATATGCCATTATATGTATGTAGATGTTATCTATATAGTCAAAAACTCCTTAACAAGTATTAGGGAAGCAAAGAAAGGTAATAGTTATCAGTTATTTAACCTTAAAAAATTGAATAAGATGAATGTTTCTTCTGCAGAAAAAATAGCAGCCTTTAAGAGAAACTACAAGGTAAAGTATGGTTTTGAATATGAAAACTTTGAGGATAGAGCAACGACATTCAATACCTTAGTGAATGGCTTGTAGAGGTGATGTAATATATATGTAAAGTAATGTAATATATATATCTTTTTTATATTTATTATTTTGAGAATAAATATGTTATGATTTACAATATATATAATAAAAAATGATTATGTCTTTTTAATATAACTATCACGGGCATATACCTGTTGTATCGCAAACTCGCGATATACCAAGTAATACATCGACACAAGCAACTGAATACAGCTAAACTCTGCGACCAACCGCCTAAGTTCTCTTAGAAACCGCAAAAAGAGAATAACAATGGAATTTACTGACTTGTCCAAGATTGAAATCGAAGAGGGATGCGAGTATGTCGAAGAGAACGAAGAATGCGAAGGCGACTATATTCCCTATGAGGCTGATGCATCTGACAATTTAGAGTTTTCTGCATACCATTATCATCATAACAGGGAGCCTTTCTATGTATTGTTCATCAAAAAAGAAGATATGATTTATATTGAAATGATAAATGACGGAACACACAGGAATAAGAATACTAATGAGATTGTTATGCCATTTGAAGAGATGGTGAAGAACAAAAGTCTCAAGAAATATTATGATATGTCAGTGATGTTAGTAAATGATAATAATACTAAAAGGGTGTATTATGATAAGCGTGGGAAAAAAACAAAGTATTTAATACAGACTTATGATACTGAAAGCGATACAGATGAAGAATGCGAAGAAACCATCCCAATTAGGCATTGGTGTATCTGTGCTGATATTATTTGGAAAGGTATGCGTGTTTCCAAATCAACTCATTACAGCGACATTAAGTGCTATTACAATATCAACCCATTCACATTTGAGTATAAGGTGGATACGGAGAAGGAAATTGCAAGTTTTATGAGCAGTATTAATGCTTTCGCTAAATATCATAATGTTGGAACCTTTATAGAAACCGCGATTATTGCTAATTATAATGAGAAGTGCCAGTCGAGACCCCCTGAGTAATCCTGTGTAAATTGTATTATAGTAAATGTCTCTCAGACAATCTTAGAGGTGCTCCATTAAGTAGTAAATGCATTGGGGCATTAACAATAGGTAAATCAGTTTTATTAGGCTTAATACTATAGTTAAATATTTCGTTATCTATATTTTTATATTTATCATCCCCTCTCAATGACGTATTAAATATCTCATCTAATTCAGGGTTATTCAAACAACGATTTGGATTTCCCAGTTTATTCTCGCTATTGTTATTGTCTATAGTATCTTTGCGAATATCAATATTATCTATATTATAAGTATATTTAGTGTCCTTTGTGTTATCTAATTTTTTATATTTGGCATCTTCGCGGTATAACCTGATATGGTCTTCATTTATATTCATTTTATTTTGTTTTATTTGGGCAGCAGAAGCGGACGCAGCTGAAGCAGCTGAAGCAGCAGCCGTAGCAGCCGTAGCATTTGCTACATTAATATCACTTGCAATTCTAGCATTGACGATTTGCTGTTGTTGTATATTATAATTAAATATGATTAATAACAATCCTATAAATATAAAAAATGCAATATAATATCCTTCATATTTCATAATAATAATATTTTATTCTTTTACTATAATATTACAATATAAATATTACATATTACATATTACAATATATGCAATCGCCGTTATTAATCATCTTCTTCGAGAAACATTAACTTCTTTTTAGTAATACCTGTGTCTTTATTATCATTATCATTATCATCATCATTATCTTTATCTTTATCTTTATTATTTGCACAATAACCTGCATCATTATCATCATCATTATCATTATCATCTTCTGCGCATTCTATTTTTTCATTATCAATATAAACGGATACCTTGTATTTATTGCTTTTATAAAATTTTAATCGCGAAGCACCTTTCCTCTTGAATATCGAGAAGTCATCCAGTATATCAATGCATAACGGAGTATATTTGCGTTTTTCAGGGATTTCTCTTAGAATACGCCCAATAGATTGCTGTATATCTGAAATTGGACTTGCAAATATTATTGTATTTAAAGAGGGAACATTAAAACCTTCAGAAGCCAACTGATAGGTTGCTAGGATTATTTGCTTTTCCGCAGATATTGCAAGGTCATTCTGCTTCATACCACCAACATAAAACCCATAACTACTATCTGCAATATTATTATCAACAATATATTTCTCAATATCCTTTAATTGATTTCTGCGTTCGCTCAAAATAAGAATGCGCCTATCAGGTTCCTTACTCAAGACATCTTTTAATAGAAGAATGATATATTCAGTGCGCGGTTTGAAAGAGCAAATGTTATTAATCATTCCTGCACCATTCTCTTTGCCATTCCACATTAGTTTTACATTCGAATAATCTATATGTGTTTCAAAATATTTATGCACCTGCACATTAACATCGCAAAACTCTTTGTTTTTCAAAGTATATACAGATTTCCCAATATAGTATTCAAAAACGCGACGCATACCATCCTTTCTATTTAATGTAGCCGATAACCCGAGAATTACTGGATTGTTTAATTTTCTGAACGCTTTGCAAAAGACTTGCGCACCTGTATGATGCACCTCGTCTATTATTACAAACCCAATATCATCAAAAATACCTGCGTCATAGTCGCGCATAGCCAGAGATTGTAAAGATGCAATAATGAAATCCTTGCCTATCACATCGACCTTCTTTTGCTTTATTATTCCTACCTTCGCGTCTGGAGCAAACATTTTAATTGTATCAATAAATTGCTGGTTTAAAAAATCCTTGTGGCTTATAAACATTGTCTTCTTTTTCAACTGACACGCAATATATAGGCTCATAATTGTTTTACCAAAGCCACAAGGGACTGATATAATACCACCCATCTTGAGAGGGTCTCTTGCGGCTTTTAAAAAGTTTTCAATAGGTTCTTGTTGCGTTTCTCTAAGACTTCCTATGAAATCGATAGTGATATCTTTGCCGCCTGTTAATTTACAAAGCGTAGGTGCGCCATACTTTTGTAGCCCATAATATCTTGGGATATATATCCTCTTTTCATTTTCGCTATATAGATGAAACGTTAAATCTTCTGCAGATGATTTGTTATTACTTGATGCGCCTAAATCAAAATTAACTTTGGGAACCATAGTTAAATCCTTCCTTATGCTTTCAAGCTTATACTCGTCCAATGCAGATTTTAAAATCCCATAGCCGTTTTTAGATAGGATTGAATACATTAATTTGTAATCTTAATCTTGATACATATATATATATGTATCATTTTTTTATATGGATTATAGTAGATAAGTATTGAAAATTATGATAATTATTAATGCAGTTAGATTTTTAGCAGTAATATTATTTGTTAGTATATTAATTGTTAAAGAAATACCTTTTAGAAACCTTTTTAAAGATTTGATGATACAATTTTACTTAGCATTATCTTGTGTTCTAATCCTTCTAATTATTGATAATATATTTGGGTTTATATTATCTTTATGTTTATTAGCACTATATTTCAGAATATATACAAGCGAACTTAAGAGCAATAATGATAAAGCACCTAGCGGTAGCAGCGGTAGCAGCGGCGACAATCACCATTCCAAAGACGCAAATGGCAAATGCACAAATGATAAATGTGTTATGAATATGGAACACGTTGGGATTGAAAGAAAGAAAAGACTTGAAGAGAAAAGCCAAGATAACTCTTTAGTCCCGTATATAACTGAAGAGAACCTTCTAGCAGCACAATCCAATATAGTAAATCCCGAAGAATATAATAAAGAAATGCAAGGCGTAGAAAAAGGAATATATAATGAAGATGTATATGGGTCGCAAGGTCTAGATAATAAGAACGTTCATATGCGAGGTTATGATGTGAATAATGTATATTTAGGGTCTTTGTCTTATGATATATGGTAATACTTGGTAATACTTGGTAATACTTGGTAATATGATATTGTAAATAAAAATATAGATTATTATTAAGAGATTATTTAAAATATGTATGAGAGGTTTGTTTCAAATACTGAGAATGATCAAATTGTAGAGAAAATATTTACTATTCTAGGATACTCTGTGCTAACATTAGTGGTATATGGGATATTAGCGTGGTCATACAATATAACAGATAGAAATCATAATTTGTTTATATCGCTATACTCGCTATTTGTATTATTCTATGCTATAATAATAATTGTAATTGTAGTAATTAATAAAGATAATTATGATTTGATGTCTTATACGATGTTATTCGGTATATCAATATTTGTAATATTTACTGCATTCTTCATTAGCTTTTTCTTTCTTCTAAAATATTTTAATGTATTCCCATCATATTATAATAAAACTGGTGATATTGCTAATCTGGAATACAGAGGTTTTTAGTAATTCAGAGATATTCAAAGAATGATAAAATATATATGATTGCAAATAATGACGCAGATTTAATATATATATCAAAATTATTTAGATTGTCATGTAGATAATCAGGCATTTTCTCATACATCGTATTGATAACCCCTGAATTATATATTATCAATGATATTATAACCAATATAAGGCTCTTTTTTGCTACTTCTATATCTAAATAGGATGACATATTATCAAATTTATTTTGATAATTCTTTGAGTTAGGAGGTAGTCCTTGCATCCCTTGCTGTTGCATCTGCTGCTGTTGTAGCAGTTGTTGCTGCATCCCTTGCTGTTGCATCTGCTGCTGTTGTAGCAGTTGTTGCTGCATCTGCTGTTGCATTTGTTGCTGTTGCATTTGTTGCGGCAATTTATTTGCTTGTTTGGAACTATGTAGTTCTTCTTGGAACTCATTTAAAACGTCTTGGACTATTGGGTCATTAATGTCATTTGCATCTATGTTTGTTTGTTGCGTTTTTAGCGGTAATGTATTTATAGGTGTTGACATAATTATAATTCTATCTACTGATATATAATATTTTCAATATAAATTATATTACGCAAATATGGAGATATCTTAGATATTATACTGAAGTAGCAAATATTTTTTCAAAGAAATTTGGAACACTTATTAGATTATCTGGCGTTGTATTAACATCATAAGGTTTTAATGGTTTATCTATGCTATTGCATTTAATTGCGTAAGATTTATACTTATAACACGTATCTTCGAGATTAAATACGTTTCCCTCGATATCTTTAATATCTGGCGCTGAATATACAACGCAATTGTCCTTGCATATACGTCTAAATAGCAGAGCGAGCGCAAGACCGAATAATGCGCTAACAATGATTTGCCCTGTTTCATCGTAAAATAACCTGTCTATCGTAACTCTTAACCCCGTCATAGCTTCTTTAGGCGCACCCGCTCCTTTTTTATTCATCTCTATATATATCTATCTATCTATCTATTCTAATGTATAAAAATTTAAAAAAAGAATTACTAGATTACTATATTATAGGTTGCGTTAGTGATGCCTCAGTGCACTTCACTTCCTCTGCGTTGTATTTATAGCATTGATTGTCGTGGTTCATATAGACTATTTTATTCGCATTGTAAGGCGTGGGATATTTTATAACATTCCTTATTGGGGGTGATGAAATATATACATAGAAAATCCCCAATACAAAAGCAAAGGCAAAACTTAGCCAGTTCATTTTAAACATCTTTGTATCTTTAATATTTTTTACCATAATATCTCTATCTATTTACCAATTTTATATTTAGCATTATTTATTTAGGTTTGTAATTAACATCTTTGATACACCTATTTGTTTTAGGATTTAATATTTTTCCTTCGGGGCAATCCTTGACTTTTTTTGCGGCTACTGCTGCCGCACCTGCCTTATCGTCATCAGCCTTCACTTTAACATTTTTAGCCTTTACGCATTTCTTTGTTTTAGGATTTAATACTTTACCTGCAGGACATGGATTAGCCGCCGCATTCGCAGCATTACTAGGCTTTATTACGCGTTCCTCAAGATTTATATATTCAGATGTATAGATGTCGGCAACTTCCTTATAATCCTCGATTTTACATTCCAAATAATCATATAATGCCGATAATGTTTTAGTTTCTCTTAAAATATTATGCAAGCCCTCTTTTTTTTCTAAAAAAAAATCATAGTTGGCATTATTGTTTTCTCTGACATTCTTATAAATATCGTTGTATTTCATCTTTTTTCGAGCAATTATATCATTGGCATCATTCTTATACTTAAAATAATCGTTAATAAGTTTTTTAATTGCATTCAATTTTAAAACATTCGAATTATTAGCATTTAAAGGATCCTTTGCATTTGCACCTTTTTCATACATATTAATATTTAGAATGTTTTTTTCAATATCTTTTAATATATCCATTTACTAATATTAAGGATAAAAATAAAATATTAACGCGGATATAAGAAAATGTCTTCAAACATGCTTTTATAAAATGTTTGAAGGCTCTCTTCGGGTTTTAATTGTTCTTCATAAATACTTCTAGGTATGTATTTAACTACTACCTTGTCTTTTTTGCATACTGCTTTATTACTATAATACCCTTGAATAACTAAAATAGACCCTATGAATAGCAAAAATATTGCTATTGCTTTCATTTCTTAATATTAAGGAATAAGAAAAAAAAATTAGAAATGCAAATTATTCGATGCCAAGTTTTTGAGCACTCCAAGCATCCACTTGCTCAATGCTATTTTTAAGCTCTGACATTTCAATAGGGTCAGCAGTTGCATCAGAGCCCTCTGCGTCCGTTCCGACTACTACTTCAGTCGCCGCTTCATCAGTCGCCGCTTCATCAGTCGCCGCTTCAGCGGAAACGTCAGCAGTATCAGCAGATACTTCTCCATCAGCTGTCGCATCAGTAGGTTCTTCAGTATCAGTCGGTTCTTCAGGAATTACTTGATTAGCTGCGCTATTAAATAAGGAAGTCTTTCTATTCTCGAAAACAACATCCTTATCATTCATATTCTTCTTATATTCTTTCATCAGCGTATTCAGTTGTGTCTCGGCATATTCTTGATTTTCCAAGCAATCAGGGTTGGGAGACCAAGGACACCAGCATCCTACTTGAGCAATATAAATATTAAACTTACTATCAAGTTTTTTAATAAACTCACTGCGATTTTTAGCTTCCTCAATAGTATCGAATACGCCCCTGACTTTGATACCACGAATAGAAGTAATAAAGTTATTATCGCGGTGATATGACGCTTCGAGTTCTTGGTTATTCACAGATTTGTAAAACCCATATTGTTCGCTCATATCCTTAGGGTCAAAGATATACGCATTATTCTCTTTGACGGAGTCAACGAAGTCCTTTGAATCGCTATATTTGGATGCAATACCATCGAGCAATGCAGTCATATCACTGCTAAACTTCTTAATGAACTCACTGAACATATAAGCCTCCTTATTAACTAGGACATCTTCGGGGCTCAAGAAAGACAGCAGAACAAAGTTTTGCCCTCTAATAGGTTTATCCTCATCTAGATAATCGACCTCTTTAACGCTGGTTATACTGGTGCTTTCTGCGGATGACATTTAATATCTCTTTTCTAATAATAATATATATTATAAATCTTATATATATTTTTAGATATGGCGCATAATAAATACGATTATAATTATCTTGAATTATAAGTAAATTAGCAAATAGCAAAAATATTTTATATTATTATAATAGTATAATTAATATAATAAATGGAATATTCCGTCGATTTTTGGGATGTCGTAATAAGACTTCTTAAATACGCATTTGAAGGTCTCATTGTTGCCTTTGTAGCACTTATATTACCTAATAACAAGTTGGCTTGGAGTGAAATATGGATGCTCGCATTAACTGCTGCTTGCACCTTCTCGGTTCTTGACCTACTATCCCCAGCAGTCTCTTCAGGTGCTAGACAAGGTGTAGGTTTAGGCGCTGGCTTCCGTATGGTTGGTTTCCCCAATGGATTTTAATTTTAGGGTAATCTGATGTAATGTGTTATAACGATGGTATTATTTCATAATTGAGTTCTACACATATTTTTTTCCATATTTGGTCTTGGACATATAGCTTTTCTCTACTTTTTAATAATGGGAAATATTTAAGGTATTCATTTAAACCTAATATTTGAAAAAATTTATATAACACATAACTATAAGACAAAAAATTCTTCCTGTCTTTCGGACAATGTTTTAGAAAAGGCGCTTGAATATTTCTAAACATATTGCATAACTTATCTTCTAATTCTTGGCTAAATTGCGGCGTAGGTATTCCATTAATTCTGTTAATAATATAATTTATATGCTCGTAATATTTATTTATCCTAAGACGTTTGAGAATATCCCGCATTTTAGTATATGTGATTGTTTTAGCATCTATAATCTTCTCCTTCTTTATTTCCGTTAAAATCTTTTCAAATATTTCATCAGGAATATCTGTGCTTTCCTTCCCTTGAACCTGATTACACCATTCTCTAAAATGGTTTATACGCTTATAACTAAAATGAGAAGTATCCTTCGTGTTCTGTTTTAATATTGGTCTATTCTGCTCCACGAGAAGCAATTCTTGATATCCGCAGATATTGCAAATAATTATAGCGTCGTGCTGCAAACACGTCATCTGATTTTTACAATTTTTACAGATTTCTATGTCTTCCTCTTCGACATTTCTAACATATTTCTTGTTTATTATAGACATATATTTATCCACTAGCGAACTCTTATCTATCACATTATCTTCCTTTGTATTATTTGAATATTCATAATTATTCTTAGAAGGTCTAATGTTAATATTATCCTTATCCTTATCTTTATCTTTATCCTTATCTTTATCTAGTAAGACATTAGGGGTTATATAGTTATTGCTTCTCTGCTTATTATCGCTAACTTTAATAACGCCAACGTCGCCAGTGCATCCTACGCTGCTGCCGCCACTAACTAGAGGCTGTTCCATATTTAAATTATTAAGAGCATCTAATACATTGATTGTTGTTGCTGATACCGATGAGCGTTTTTTCTTTGAATCGTTCTTGTATATCTTCGGTTGTCTGCTTAATAATTCGCTAGAAGAAATGCAAACTCCATTCGATATTGATGTGTGCGTATTACTTATGTTCGACTGCTTTTCTACAGTATCATAATATTGAAATAAAATATAACTGGTATTTTTATAATATTCGATTTCGTTATACGATTCCAACTCTTTTATATTATTCTTGAGTTCAATAATTTTCTCTCTTATAATAATATTGCTAGTCCATAGACTATTTATATGCTCCTTGTTATCTTGGATATTCTTAAATGCCTCTATATTTTTCATAATTAGGTTTGATTGAACTTCAAAATCATACAACAATACTTTGCAGTTTTCTTTGTCCTTGTTAGTAAGTTCAAATTTCTTTATAATATTGTTGTGCATCGCATCTAGCGTAAAAACCTCATTATTATCTGATATATATTTTTTTTTTGATGATTTTTCTTTGAACATCTTTATAATAGAATTATTAATATTAATTTTTATATAATAAATATATTAATACATACATTTAATTCATATTTTTTTCTCCTCTAATAGTATAAAGAATATAGCGTAAATGGGTGGTGGTCTTCTTCAATTAGTAGCTTATGGAGCACAGGATGTTTATTTAACTGGTAATCCTC